ATTTTTTATCTTTTCTTAATTCTATTACTTTATCAGATACTTTAGATGGAATTAATGCAGATGGAATTCCTAATTTATCATTTACAAAGTTTCTTGCTTGAGTTATTTTACCACCTATTAATCCCCCACCACCTTCGGACCCGAAAGGGTCTGTAGCATTTTCTTTGATGGCATCAAGTGTAGGAGTAGTTCTTAATGCAATACGAGTTGCCTCGTTACCATATATTAAAGGATTGTTTAATTCAACTAATGATTTGATTCTAATACCACTTATTTCTTGTTCTATAAAAGTTTCTTTATCAGATTTTACTTCAGAATAGGATGTACCATATTTGTAAGAGTCATTACTACGAAAAAGTTCCATTATTGTTCTTGCCATAATTTACTCCTAGTTTATTGCACTATCTTGCATTTGCTTATTATCTTCATTACTAAAAATTGTTTTACCAACTACCTGACCGTTCATTTTTATTATATGTCCTTTTTCAAGAGCAGTGGTCATTGCTTTTAACTGATTTAACATTTGTTGTTCTAATGATTCTCCACCTTTTTCTATTGCTGAGGCTTCTTCTGAATTATCACCACCGATTCCTAACATAGATGCTAAAGCTATAATTGGTACAGATATTGCAGCAAGTCCAGCTAACATAAATAATCCTGGTAAACCAACTGCTCCTAAAAATGCTAGTGATGTTCCAAGTAAATACATTGAACCTGCTAACCCAACAACTGCTAATGAGAATAAGGCAAGTTGTCCTACTTTTTCTAAAGTTATTGCTCCCATGATTGATAAAAATCCATCAGTTATTGGTGGAATCATTGATGCAATCCCTTCAAATGCTCCTTTTAATACATCTCCAAATGCAGATATTGCCGGAGCAGTTAAACTAAGTGCATATGCAAGAGGAATTAATGCCGCACCAAGTAATGCTAAAATACCCAATCCTATTAATATAGGAGCAGCTGCAGCAGATACAGTAGCACCAAATGCAGATAATCCAAGTCCGAATGCTCTTAAACCTGCTCCTGCTATTTTACCGAGTAATCCTATTCCTAACATACCTGGTATTGCTGCTATCATTGCAACCATACCTAACGCAGTTGGTATTAAGTTAAGTGCACCAAAGAGAACTTTGGGATTACCCATAGCTTTTAATCCTTCTGCTAATGATTTTAATCCACCTGAACCTTGTTTGTTTGCCTTAAATCGCATATCAGGTTTACCCATCTTGGTCATAGGACCCATTGTTTTGGGACTTACAAAATTCAAGAGTTTATCTTTTGCTCCCCCTATCGCACTACCTATACCACCAAACATTCTTCCTAATATGCCAGTTCTTTTATTTGCTAATGCCATTAAAGTAAGAATTCCAGCTATTCCTGTTAATACTGCAGGTATAAAACGATTACCAAGATTTGCCATTCCTTCTGACATTGCATCAAAGTTAGAAACTCCTATTGAACTCATATCATTGGCTTTACCTTGATTGGTTGCCATTTTTTTAAATTCTTCAACAGTAACTCCTAACAAGTCTGCAGTTTGTTTCTTTTGGTAGTAATCCATTTGATTGAATGCAGATATTCCACCAAGTTGTCTTAATGTTTCTTGAGTTGCTCCTTTTATATCACCACTATATGCAAGTTCTCTAGCTTTACTTAGGTTAATATTTTTACCTAACATAGCAGAAAGTTCTAATTCTTTAGTTATTGATGATTCAAAATCTAACAGATTATCTGCTATTCCTGATATTTTAGACATTGATACACCAAGTTTTGCTGCATATCCTGCTGCAGCTAATATATTTTTTCCACCATCTTTTCCAAACAATGCAAATTGTTCAGTATTTGCTGCTAAATCAGCCATCAATTGTGATGGTATAAGATTATTTTGATTAGCAAATTGTTGAGTGGTTTTAATCATATTGCTAGCAATATCTTGTGAACCACCATTTAATCCAGCAAAGTTTTGTTGTAATTTAGCAGCATCGGTTGCCGATACTCCTATGTTTTTTGATATTAAGAGTGTATCTGCAAGAACATCATCTGATTGAATATCACCAAACTCTTGAGCTAAAGATGTAATACCTTCAGTAGCATTATCAAAATATAAACTTAGTAATCCAGTTTCAAAGGAAAGATTACCCATTCCTCCACCAACATTACCTATTTCTCTATTAGTTTCTGCAATTTTCCCTGCTAATTTTCCTGCGAAAGCAAAAGCTAATCCTAGAGCTCCAGCAAGGTTAAAGACTTGTTTTACTGCAGATTCTAAAGTTTCTGATAGACCTTGAAACTTTTCTTTCAGTTGTTCACTTGCTTTATCACTTGCCTCTAACGCCTTTTTTTCTTCTTTAGTTGATTTAGAAATATTACCAGCTTCTATATTTTGATTTTTAAGAGATTCAAGTACTTTATCGTTTAGTTTTAATTCTTTTTGAAGATTAGCTATTTTATTATCGATTTCACCTTGTTGAGCTTCTATTTGTATTGTATCTTCAATATTAAGTTCTGATAAATCTCGTGAAAGTGAGAGTACTTCGGATATTCCTTTAGCTTGATTAGGAGTTATTTCGTCTCCTAATGATTTGGCCAAATCATTTGTTTCTTTTTGTTGTTTTTTAAAATCTCGGTAACTATTAGATATTTGACCTATACTTTTTTCTGATGCTGCAAATGTTTTTAAATTATCTTGAAGTACTGATGCAGATTCTTTTTCTAATTTAATCCTTTTCTCATCTAACTTAAGTCTTTCTAATTTATTTTTAGTAAGGCGCATATCATTATCAAGAGTAAATTTAGCTATTTCTTGTTCTTTAGCTTTAATCTCTTTTAATAATCCTAATCTGCTTTTTTCTCCAGCCATTGTTTACCTTGAGTTATTTTATTTTATCTTTACCTAACTTCTGTGCTGCTTTATTGTATTTTTCAATAGATTTTCTTAAGTTTTCTCTATCTTTTGCTAATTTTTCTAAAGAGTCAACGATTTCTTTTGGGAATTTTCTTTTTCTTACCTTACTGATAAACCTATCAGCAGTTCCATCTCTTAAGTTATCAAAGACATCTCCAAAGAAACGAGATAGCATATTTTCATTTATTTTGTTTTTTGACATAATACTGTTTCCTTTTATATAGTTTTATTCTACTATAAATATAATGTAAAAAAAAAGTGAGGATGTTATTTCCTCACTCTTACGTTTGGTCCCTTAGAACCACCTTTTTTATTGGCTTTATCATATTCAGCCTTTTCTTTTGATTTACTATCTACTAATTTTTTGAAATAGAACCTTCTCCAATGAATTGGCATAGTATAAACCTCTGCCCAAGTAAATCCATTACCAAAGTTAACCATTTCCCAAATTTGGCTATGAAGTTGAATTGAGTAATCAGTCGGTAGGGTAAAAAAACCCGGCACCTAATGGTATGTCAAGTGCCTCCTGCTCACCTGTCAAATCTGACGTAAAATTAAATTTTAAATCTAAATCTGGACTAATTTTTTGTACATAGTTTCTTAATGCTCTTGTATCTCTTGCTAATAAATTGTTTTTAACAAAATTATTAATAAATCCTCTATCACTATTACCAGCAATCTCAAGTATCATATATCTTAAACGAGTACTGATTTCACTACCAGCACCATCTCTATCTTTTCTTAATCTTTGTAATGCTTGTATTTCAGATGAAATATCTTTTTCATCTTTATGTGTTAATAATTTAAAAATGATTTTTTTCTTTGCAAGTGGTAAATCAAATTCATATTTATTATCTGAATTTAGAAGATTTTCATCAACTTCTTTTATTTGTATTATTGATAAATCAATATTTGTTTTTTGTTGTTCGCCTGAGAATGGGTCAGTTATTTCTACTTGATAATCTTTACCATATCCTAAAATACGAGTTGCTAAGAGAATAGCATTCTTATCGCCAATACAAATATCATTAATATCTATATTTTCTTCTACTACAACAGATTCAAAGAGTTTATCTAACACCACCCCCTTTCTTATCAAATTTTGGGAAGCAAGTATATCCTCTTCACGAGCTGTCATATACTTAATCTCTACCGTACCCTTTGATAATGGGCTTTCTGGTGAATAAACCTTTCCTTTTGATGGAAGGTCTATAATTTCAGTTGGAAATTCATAATTTGCCATATAACTTTTATTTTAATGTTCGTATATAAATATATAACTTTTAAAAAGTTGAAAAATAAAGACATAAAAAAAGTTCTCACTAAGAGAACTCTTTTCTTTATAAAAATATTTTGGGAGTATTAATATTCTAAAACTGCGTAATCATAAGATAGTGTCAAAGTAATTTCAACAGGATCTGTTGCATTTGACCAATCTAAATCATTAAACACTGCATTATTGATAAATGCACCTTTCATAGTCCATTGTTCAATTTTATCACCAACTGGTCCTAATAGGTAACATTGGATATCTTTCTTATAGAAATCTGCATATCCATCTCTACCTGTTAATGATTCGTGTGATAATCTTACCCATTCCATTACCGCTTGTGCTCCTGAAGGAACGATTGGGTCGTATAGAGTAATCTCTACATCTTGCCATTCGCCTTTTCCTTTAAGTTTTCTCTTAACGTTAATATGGTCAAGCGTAATAGTTTCAAACTGAATTGAAGGTCTATTAGCTGTTTTTATAAGATATGAAGGGATACCATCGATTTCCATGATGAATCTATTCTTCATCTTCGGTTCGAAGTTGGTATAAAACATTTCGTTAAATTCTAATACTTCTGCCATTTTGTTGTTTCTCCTAATTATATTCTACTATAAATATAGTTCTTTTTTATTTTTAATTAATTTATGCTGAGAATGATGCTCCAGTTGGTAAAATATTGAAATCTAACACGATAAATTCAGCAGTTTTTGTTGGTTGTAAGAAAATCTGTCCAGCCAATATATTTCTGTCGATTACATCTGGTGTGTTATTACTTTCATCCATCACCACTCTAAAAGCATACAATCCTTGTCTTTGTTGTATTCCTTCTAAATAAGGATTAACAGTATTTAAGAATCTACTTCTTGTTTGAGAAGTATTTTGTTCGAATACTAAGTATCTTGAAGTTGAAGCGATATACTTCTTAACTTTAATCATTAATCTTCTTACGTTGATTCTATCAAGTGCTGATGCTTTATCTTGTAAAGTTTTTTGTCCAAATGCTACAATACCCTCTCCTGGAAATTGAGCGATTGGATTAATTTTTCCTTCGTATAAAGAATCTCTTTCAGCGTGTGTTAATCTATTCAGTACAGAAACGGCTCCTACGATACCACCTCTGTTTAAACCTGCAGGTGCAAACCATTCTGCTGCGATAGCATCATTTGCTGCATATATTCCTGGCATCAATACTGATGGTGGAACTGCGGTTAATTTATTAGTGTTTCTGTCGATTGTTTTAACCCATGGGTAATAAGTACCAACATAGTTAGAATCAACTGCCTCACCTTGTGAAATTGCTTCAGCGATAGTATCTGCACCATCGTTAGCATCTCCAATAAAGAATGCATCTTCTCTTGCTTCTACCATATCAACTACTTTATCAAATACATAAGAATGTAATCTTCTAACTACACCTGGTGCAGATACTAAGTTGATATCGAAATCATCTGGATTAGATACTGAGTTTATTGCTTTTACATATGCAACTGAACCTTTTGCAGTTGAATTCTGTAAATTAAATCCTTGCGAGTTTCCAGCACCCCAATCAGAATCGCCATATTTAGCTTTTTTAACTGTTGCTGATACTCCATCAAATCCACCTTGGAATCCTACGATAAATTGTCTCTTGTTAATTATTGTAGC